ACGCCAGACTATAAAAATTATAAATCAGTATCACTGCCATTTACTGCTCCTAACGATGGATACATATGTGGTGGCGTATATAGTCTTGGAACAACTGCTTGTTACATCTATATTAATAATACGCAGGTAGGCTGGAATCATTCGGGTGGTGGAAGCAATACTGCATCACCTTTTATGTATCCTTTATCTAAGGGAGATATTGTTACCGCGATCGGATATGATCAGTTTCGAGCATATTTTATATATACAAAATAATCATTTTTAGACAAAAGTCAAGGTGATAAAAAACTCATCATCATGCAAAATCACACTTTGATTGTATGAAAAATACAAAGATTTTCCTCCCTGTGGTACATGGAGCAGATATGGGACTCCCATCATAGTTACACTAACATTCTCCACATAGTATTTTGGTTCATACCCAGAAGGAATGGCACATATTATATAATCCTTCGTCCCCTTTGGAATATCGGTATTGACCTTAAATCGTAGTTTTAGGGTTTTGACTTTCGTTAAAGGGTTCATGAGCATATGATTCATACCTGTTGAGGTGTTCCATGAAGGCAACGAGAGTTCGATATATCCTGTGGTGGTAATCTTAGTATTGCGCCCAGCAGTATAAAAATTCAGGCAAAACTTATTTTTCTGCATTTTTATTACTGTGTTCAATACTAAGAGCGTTCCATATGCTCTCAATGGACAGTATATATACAATTATATAGCAGCACATTACACCTATCAGAATAATGTCGTTGGTGTCATCCCCATATGTGTTAAGGAGGGAAGTACTATCACCGTGAATAATGTACAGGCGTGTCTAACAGGCTCCAGCGCATACTACGATGTCACTAAAAATGTGATATCGTTTGAACGGCAGAATGATTATTGTATCGGAATTGCATTGGAATTAAGCAACGCCTATGCCAACACTGCGCTTAGAGTGACGTTTACCGTCAGTCCTTAAGGCTGTTTTTATGGCAGATAAACAATCATATTAGCAAGGATAAAACTGAGCTGCACTTAACGTACATTCTCCTAAAACATAAGTAAATGTAGCGCCTTTGCGGAGTGGGAGCATACCATTGACAACATTGCCACTCGAAAAGCCGATAACCGTATTGGCATAACCATCACTGCTCAACAATTGGATGTACGACCCATTTCCGGTTCCGTTAACCTGCAAACGCACCCAGCCATCTGACGGGGCCACATAATTGTTGCTGATATTGACACGCCCTTTTCCACCCGGCATTTCCACTTTCTTAGTATAATGCCCGGAAGGCTTCAAAAACAGCACGCATAACAATAACAAACAATTGTTACTGTGCTCAACAGTTGGACAAGGGTATAGAAAACAAGCCTCCCAACAAGCAGGCTTCAAAAAATCCTATCTTGTCTTAGTTGCTATCCAGCAGCATACATATCATACTCATATTTCATCTTTGTGCCACTATTTTTAGCATAAATACGTGTAGTCTCTACGCTGGCATGTCCCATCAAATCACACAATGTAGGAAGTGGCATCCCTTTATTAAGAGCGCGGGTCGCAAACGTGTGCCTTAAAAGATGGGGAAATACACGCTTGCTTAAGCCTGCTCGCACCGTAATATTACGGATTATATTTTCAAGTGCGTTCTTTTTTAGTCCCTGGTGAGGAGCCCGGCTGGAAAGTATAACTGCACCTGTTTTTCGGTCACCCAGGTACTGCTCTAAGTATTCCAGGGCTCGCTCTGAGAAAAATACAATCCGCTCTTTTTGTCCCTTACCTAATACCTTAACGCATCCAGCCACAAAATCAATATCCTGAACGCGCATCCCCACCACCTCACTGACGCGGCATCCTGTTGCCAAAAACAACTCTAGCACAGCATTATCACGAATGTTAGTCCCACAGGCAATGCGCATCTTCTCCATTTCTCGGGTACTCAGTGCCTCTCGGACCTCCGCAACGTACTTAATTGGGTCTACTGTCGCCATTGGATTCTTTCCAATATATCCTCTATCATGGAGAAAAGCGAAAAAGGAACTGGCAATGCGCCTCTTATGGTCCTTGGTGCTGGCACTAATCTGGCGTATCTGCTCATAGTAATTCAGACATTCCACAATATCTGAGTCTTGTATCTCCTGCACTGGCTTCCCTACATAGATTAAGAGGTCCGTCAGGAACCGCTGATATTGGTTGACCGTACTCGCTGAATAATTTTCAAAGCGCATTTTTCCAATAAAGATATCCAATTCCGGGAAGCTGATTATGTTGGTGCTTAGCCTCGTCTCTCGTTTAGATACCTCATAGTTTCGGAGCACCGATGATAATGCCCCGTCAATCACCTGTAACGCTGGTCGGTCCAGTTCGTTGGACAATCGCGCCATCAGTTCGTCTTTCAGTCTTACTTCATCCATAAAGTTGCCTCCTTCTTACAATATTTGAATACCTATATTGTAAAAGAAGAGGGCTCAATCTGCCAGACTGCTTTACTGTGCGCAATACTAAGAGCGTGTATGCTGCGAACGGGCAATATATATACAATTACGTAACGGCGCACTACACATACCAAAATAATGTCGTTGGTATCATCCCCATATGCGTTAAGGAAGGGAGTGCTATCACCGTGGATAATGTACAGGCGTGTCTAACAGGCTCCAGTGCATATTATGATGTCACTAAAAATGTAATATCGTTTGAACGTCAAAATGATTATTGTATCGGAATTGCATTGGAATTAAGCAACGCATATGCCAACACTGCGTTGAGAGTCACATTTACCATCAGTCCTTAAGTCTGCTTGATTAAAACGACTTTAGCGGATATGTTGATGGTTTGCGGAGAACCGCTATAATTTTGAAATGCCACCCGGACAGAACCATTTGTCAACTGGTGAATGCCAATTATGTATGCCTGGGAATTCCCGCCCGTACAATTTATAGTTGCTGAGATTGGAATGTATCCGTCCTGTTTTGTAAATGGAATATCAGCAAACCAGCTTTGCCCGGCAGATGCCGTTATGGTGACTGACGGTGTATCAACATAAATAATCTTAGTATTGAGCACACTAACATTCTCTTTCAGCTCGTTTGTTATCGCCGTGATTTTAGGTCCCACATCCGCTGCCAGGACCTGCTGCGCGTTGACGCTGTCCAACACATGGCACAACATGCTTTTTTCTATCATCTTGTTTGCCAGCCGCTCCAAGAATGCATCATTGTTAATCAGTTTCTCGAATAGGGCATTGTATACATTTGCGTGGACCGGGTCTGAGGTTTCCAGCTTCCTCAACTCCCGGATGAGCGCCGCCTGGTCTTCATCTATCTCAAAATTCGCCATCTTCTCTGCCTCCTAAAAGATATCATCAAACGCAAAGGTCATCTCTTCGTCATCATCCTTGTTCTTGTCCGAACAGGTGCGTATCATCACCAGGTCACCCTCCGCATCACACAACGCCATCTCATTGATGGCCGTGTTGGCCAGCTCCTCCCTGGATAAGGTACAGATATACCGGAAGTTGGTGTCCGTCACCTGCTCGATGCTGCTCAGGTCTTTCCGTAACAGCTCGTTTTTCAAGGTGTTGTCATTCTCTGACGGCGTACCATCCGCACCGTTCCCAAATGCCATCTGTGTGACTGCCGGCAATGCCTTGATGCCCGCCCTAGCCTTCAGTATCTTGTTCTTACTCAACTTGGTTATCGTGGTTGTACTTGCCATCAGATTTCCTCCTCTATGACTTGCGCATCCATATGTTTGGCTCCATCATTGTACGTGCTCCCATCATGGATTCTCCAGTGATGCCAGGTTGTACATGTCAGCCTTCCCTTCTCCCTCTCCTCCATCCGGCTGCGTATGTGCAGATAGGGCAGGTGGTTTCCAATCACATTGTCATGATGGATGCTTCCATCGTTGTTGTGCTCCCCGTTCAGGATGTTATTGTTGTACCAGCGTACCTCCGCCCGTATCAGGATGTTATGAGGGCGGATGCATTCTTCCAGTCTTGCATCCTGAATCCGGTACAGGAAACGGTAACGATCCAGTCCGCTTACCTTCTTTACCCGCCGCACCTCCCGGCGGATGATATCATGGCCGATGTCAAAGGAGTCATCTATATCCCGGGACAGGATGACATAAAATTCCGCCCAGTGCTCCCGGCTGCCCTCCAGTTCATACGCCGGCACCATCTCCACATCGGTAAATCCCAGGGACCGCACCGCCTGGAGCGTGCCCACCTCCGTCCCGCCAAGCCGGCAGGTGTCTGCATACATCATCAGCCGTACCCGGAAGTTTTCCCAGGTCTCGCCCTCGTAGCGCGTCAGTTTCCGGTCCAGGCCATGCTCCGGAAGCATCCGTGGACTGGCTGTCCTTACCATGCCTTCCTCCCGTGCCCGCCGGAGCATGGTCTTGTTTTCATCGAACAGCCGCCCGGTCACTTTGAAATAGATATACCACTGGTTCCTGGCCTTCCTTGCCTGTTTGAAGGGCGTGGACAGCAGATAATACATATATTCCCCGAATGTCTCCAGCATGGCGTCCCTCCTATGTGTTCCTTACCTTGACCGTGATACTCCCCAGCATGACCACATTCCCGGCCGTCAGCTCCACGTCCACTGCGGGGGCCGTGAATACGGTCTTACGGTAGTCCGGTATGCTCTGGCGGAGCACATACCGGATGTCATCCTGTAAGAATAAGTTGAAGTCCGTCCGGTTGGAAAGAGACATGGCCCCTGCTATCAGGGACCGGGCCGTTTCCTCCACATCCGTCACCCCTGCCCCCTGTTTGAGGTACAGGGTGATGTCCACATCCTGATAGGTGATGGTTCCGGACTTTGCCAGGTAGTCCTCGTAATTATCCTTCAGCTGGTCCGCCGCCGCCTGGGCCTTGCGCACCAGCTCCTCGCTGGCTTCCCCCGCCGTCCCCACCACAATCACATCCACCGTTCCCTGCCCCCTTGGATGCTGGTCATCAATGTAGGCGCACATCACACCCGGGATGGCCTCCACGGCTGCCTTCAGCTTGGCCGATGTGGTATTGGTGGACAGTTCCTCCCAGCTGGACAGGGTCCGGCTGCGTAAGCCGGCTTCGCTCTCTTCATCTGCCCCCTCGGAATATATCCATCCCTGCCGGTTCGTGACCTGCGACACGCCCTCCATATATAACATGCTTACCCTTATCTGGTCCTCACTCACATTGTAGCGCGCTCCGGCCGCTTCCGCCTCCACCAGCACGCTGCCCTCCGCCTGGCCCGCCTGTATCACTGTATCCTCTAACGCGTAGTAGACCAGCTCATCCCCATTGATGTCCGGGGCCGTCTTAAACATGTGCCCCTTCGTTATGATCAGGGCCTGCCCGTAATCAGACCGGATAAGTGTCACATATCCCTGGGTCCGGGTCGCCGCCTTTCGAAACTTGGAAAAGTCCGCGGCCTTCAGTTCCAGCCACCTGCCTTCCGCATGCCTCAGGAACTGATTATTCAGGATGGTCCGCGCCAGCCGGAGCAGCTCGATGTGTATCTGCACGCAGATACGTGTCAGCCAGTAAAAGACGCCGCCACTGCCCCACTTGGTGATGGTAAACCCTTCCGCCGCCAGCTCCTCCTTCAGCTCCTGCATCTTTGCATCGGCATCCGGTACCGGTATGATTTCATCCAGAATGCTTTCATCAATCAACGAGTTTCACCTCCGCCCCGTCCAGTTCCAGATTCATCTGGTAGGACACATCCTCATTTGCAATCTTAAATCCCACATGGATGTTCACTATGTCATCCTCCATCCGGGACACGCCAACCTCAATGCTGTGCGGGTTGATTTCCTCCCGTTTCTTTAACTTTTCCGTGACCCGGTTCTTTATCTGCAGCTCCTCCAGTTCGCCTATCTCCCGGTGGCAGAAATCCAACAGCGACCATCCGTAATCGGAATCAAAAAAACATTCCCCCTCCATGGTCAGGGCCTCCAGGCGGATGTCCTGCAGGAAACAGTCCAGGCCGCCCGCCAGTGCTTCCTC